GCACTGGCCGACCGTTTCAAATCCGGCGAATTCAGCGGCAAGGTCAAGCCCGCCTATGCCGGTGAAAAGCGATAAATGCGTAAGGCTGTTCCCTTTCATTTTTCCGCCTCTCTCCTTTCGGATATATACAGCATATGTACGCACCCGAGGTCGATCACGCCCACGAGCTTCTCGCCTCTGTACGCAAACACGACACAGTCGTCGCGCTCGATCCTGTCCGCGTTGATGTTGACATACCCGCCGTCCGTGCATTTGACCACGACGCGGCACTCCTTCTCATTCATCCGATTCTGCCTCCATTGCTATGATTTCTCCTATCGTCAACTGCCCATCCACGTTCGGGTCCTGCATCCACCATCGCATGACTTGCTCTGCGGTTTCCCATACCATATCCAGTCCCTCTCTCCTACGGCGCGTCTCAAGCATCCGCCCGAATGCATGCAGGTACATCTGCTTATACTTCGGCCAGCGTGCAAATTCGTTGGACATACGCCGATACCCACCCATTGGGCAGCCTATGCAGCCGACCCGCTTATATCCCTCGTCATACAAGGGATTGTACGGAATGTTGTTGGCGCGGATATATGTCCATACATCGGCATGCGTCCAATCGATGATTGGGTTGCAGGCATAGATTCTTTCAAGACCGAGCAGCAATACCGCATCAACCTTGTCGGCGGAAATCCTTTTCCTGCAATTAGCGACCACATCGTCGCACGTTTGCCCTTGTACATAGGGTATACGATTTTACAAGGTATGCCTTGATCCTCAAGCCGGGCGAACACTTGCCGGATATGCCGTACGGTTTCCGGCGCGTCACAGGAGGTGTGCGAGTTCTTCGCCTCCATTTCAACGCCCGCGCGTATCGCAAGATGCAGCAGTACGTCGCTGTCCTTGCCTCCGCTGTAACAGACAACCATCGGCTTGCCGGTAAATCGCTCGGCCATCAGCGCGCCCTCTTTGATTCGCTCGATGGCGATTGTTACTTTGTCGGTCATTTCTGCGCCTCTGCGAAAACGCCATTTTTCAGTGTGTAATATGTATCGGCTTTTACAGTTACGCCGTCTACAACCGCCGCTTTCCATTCTTTGATATTGTTATCATTCTCATTTTCAATTGCTACGACTAACACGCTTCCGATTCCGCCTTTTGCTTTTACGTCGTATCCG